CATTTAGTAAATAAAAAAGAAATTGAAGGATATGATGAACCACAACCTGATTCAGTTAAATATTCACAATTATCAGTATTTTTATTAAAAGCTATACAAGAACTTAAAACAGAATTAGATGCTGCAAAAGCAAGAATAACAGAGTTGGAAGGATAACTATTATAAATAGAATATAATAGGAATTTAAATATGGCAAAACCAAACAGTAGACAAACACTTATTGATTATTGCTTAAGATCATTGGGCGAACCTGTGATCGAAATAAATGTTGACGAAGATCAAGTCAGTGATAGAATAGACGAAGCTTTACAATTCTATCAAACATATCATGATGATGCAATCGAAAAAGTGTATCTCAAACATACAGTCACATCAGACGATATTACAAATGGTTATATACCCATTAATGATTTAGTAACAGATGTTGTTCGAATCCTTCCTTTAAGAGAAACAGTATCCTCAACAGACATGTTTGATATTCGATATCAAATACATTTAAATGACATATATGCTCTTGGTTTTATGGGAAGTCTTACAGAATATGTAATGGCACAACAATGGTTATCATTACTTGATCTCGTTATTGATTCAGATGAAAAGCATGTCAATTTTGAAAGACATCAAAATCGCTTAACAGTTTTTATGGACTGGTCTGAAGAAGTAGAGGTTGGAGATAATCTTATCATTGAATGTTATCGTATTATCGATCCTGATACATTCACAGATGTATATAATGATTACTTCTTAAAAAAATATGCAACTGCTTTAATTAAAAGACAATGGGGTCAAAACTTAATTAAGTTCGAAGGTATGGTAATGCCAGGTGGAGTTACATTCAATGGTCGTCAAATATTTGATGATGCAAATGAAGAGTTAAAAGAATTAGAAGAAGAAGCACGATTGAATTGGGAAAAACCAGTCGACTTCATGACAGGATAAAACATGCCGAGAAATGTATATTTTTCTCAGGCCGTAAAAAGTGAACAAAACCTTTACGAAGACCTGATAATAGAATCATTAGGAATATATGGACAAGATGTCTATTATATTCCTCGTACTCTTGTGAATCGTGATAATGTTTTAAACGAAGACCCAGCATCAAAATTTGATGATGCATATCTATTAGAAATGTACATTGAAAACACCGAGGGCTTTGAAGGCTCTGGTGATTTATATTCTAAATTTGGATTAGAAATAAGAGATGAAGCAACCTTTATTGTTTCACGAAGAAGATGGGAAACAAGAGTTGGTGTTTTCGATGATAATGTCAATGACCCAAGACCACAAGAGGGTGATTTAATCTTCTTACCAATGACTAATTCATTCTTTGAAATATCATATGTTGAAGACGATCAACCATTCTATCAACTCTCTAACTTACCAGTTTATAAAATGCAGTGTTCATTATTTGAATATAATGATGAAGACTTTGATACAGGCATACCAGAACTTGATGATAAATCTTCACAAGCTGCATATATGCAATCAATGGATATTACTATTACTGGTGGTAATCACTTTGAGGTGGGAGAAGTTATTGAACAAACGCTAACTGCAGCAGATGGTGATACACCAGCAGTTAAAGTATTTGGTGAAGTATTACAAAGAACAAAGACATCAGATATATTATCAAAAGTTTATATAGGACATATTGGTGCTTCTGGTACAACTACAGCCAAGGACTTCACAGTAGGCGGAACAGTAACTGGTAGAACTAATAGTTATACAGGTACAATTGCAACAATATATAGTGATTTAACAGATACAACTGGTGAAGCATGGGCTAGTGATGAAGCAGCACAGAATGTTGACTTTGAAATAGACGCAGATGGATTTATTGATTTTTCAGAATCAAATCCATTTGGCGACCCATCGGAGACTTACTAATGTTTGGAGATCATTTTTATCACGCAACAATGAGAAAATCAGTGGCCGTATTTGGTACACTGTTTAATAATTTAAAAGTAATACGAAAAGCCGCTGATGGGAGCGTCTTAAATCAAGTACGAGTACCTTTGGCATATGGTCCAAAACAAAAATTCCTAGCTCGTTTAGATCAAGAAACTGGTTTTGATGCTCCTATGGCTATTAAATTACCAAGAATGGCATTCGAAATTACATCACTTGCAATTGATACTACACAAAAACTTGCAAAACGCAATCAAGTAGTTGAATTACACGCATCCGATGTAACAAAAAAGAAAACAGTTAAACACTTTACTTCATATGATATAGGTATGTCACTTTATATTATGGCAAAGAATCAAGATGATGGACTACAAATAGTCGAACAGATACTCCCTTATTTTTCGCCCGAATATAATGTTACAATAAAACCTATTAATGGATGGGATCATAAACAAGATGTTGCTGTTATATTAGGTGGTGTTCAGATAGATGATCAATACGAAGGAGAGTTTACAGAGCGAAGAGTATTAATCTATCAACTAGACTTTACTATGAAGATGAAGTTCTACGGACCCACATCAAATACTGGAGTTATACGAGAAATTAATATTGATTTTAATGAAGATAGCACTGGTGCTAATATTTTAGAAAATATGGATATTACAATTGATCCTAATACTGCAGATGAAGATGATAATTATACTGTAGTAACCACAATAAGTTAATATGGAAAAGAAAGAAAAAATGATGGCAAGCTTGGAAAAGAATTTACCAGCTGTAAAAGAAAATAGGCCTATTAAAATAGATAAAGATGTAAAAACAGATTATGAATTTTCGCGTAAAACATATAAGGATTTAATTTATACAGGAACAAGATCAATGGATGTTCTTTCTGAATTAGCTAGAGAATCAGAACATCCTAGAGCTTTTGAAGTTTTATCACAAACAATAAAAAATATAAGTGATGTGACAAAGAACCTAATGGATCTACAAAAGCAAAAGAAAGATTTAACAAAAGAAGAAACAGAAGAAGCAAAGCGAGTGACAAATAATAATGTTTTTGTGGGTAGTACAACTGATTTACAAAGAATGTTATTAAACAAGGATAATATTATAGATGCAGAGAATCAAGAATAATGAGTATGGATATCTTGGTAATCCCAACGTCAAAAGAGATGGCGTAGAGACTTCTTTTACAAAAGAAGAAATACAAGAATACCAAAAATGTATGTCGGATCCTGCATACTTTGCTAAAAATTATGTGAAAATTATTTCACTTGATGAAGGATTAGTACCATTTAATCTATATCCTTACCAGGAAAAAATGTTTAATCATTTTAAAGATAATAGATTTTCTATTGTTCTGGCTTGTAGACAAAGTGGTAAATCAATATCATCTGTTGTTTATCTTTTATGGTATGCATGTTTTTATCCCGAAAAAACAATTGCAATATTAGCAAATAAGGGTGCAGTAGCAAGAGAGATGTTAGCAAGGATTACTCTTGCACTAGAAAATTTACCTTTCTTTTTACAGCCTGGATGTAAGGCTTTAAATAAAGGTAGTATAGAGTTTAGTAATAATAGTAAGATTATCGCATCAGCTACAAGTGGTAGTTCTATTCGTGGTCTTTCTATTAATCTACTATTTTTAGATGAGTTTGCATTTGTTGAAAACGATGCACAGTTTTATACTTCTACTTATCCTGTAGTATCTGCTGGTAAAGATACACAGATTGTTATTACATCAACAGCAAATGGTATAGGTAATGTATATCATAAGTTATGGGAAGGTGCTGTACAATCAACAAATGAGTTTAAACCATTTAGAGTTGATTGGTGGGATGTACCAGGAAGAGATGAAAAATGGAAAAACGAAACTGTAGCGAATACATCGGAATTACAGTTTGAACAAGAATTTGGTAATACATTTCATGGAAGAGGTAATACACTTATAAGTGCTAATCATTTATTAGCTCAAGTAAGTATTGAACCAGAATTTTTTAAAGAGAATGTTTGGATATACAAGCAGCCTATAAAAGACCATGAATATGTAATGACAGTTGATGTATCAAAAGGTCGTAATCAGGACTATAGTACATTTACTATAATTGATGTGACAACTACACCATTTGAGCAAGT